GCAGCTCCTTTGGTTACTACGTTTTCCATTTCTTGTAAATTGTTACCAACGGACATGTGAATATGTGATTAAGTTAATTAATTACATGTATTTATTTATAAATCAAAGATTTGAGAGGAATTCGTTGAATAAGTTCAACTTATGCTCTTCAAGTGCTCTTTGATCGACGAGAGTATTAATTCTCTTCTTGGTTTGTTCTGCGAGTCTTTCACGAAGAATTCCTCCTTCCCAAACCCACTCTCTTCCTTCCATAATTCCATTAACGAAAGCATCAGGAGCAGAAGGATCGGCAACGATGTCAGCGGCAGTTGCCAACTGGAAATCTTCGCCTACAACTTTGTGACCTTCACTTGTGGTTTGAAGTGAACCAACACCACGAGAAGAAACACCAAGCATTACACCTTCATCAAGAAGAGAAGATGCAATCTTGCCCATAGGAGTGGAAAGAATCTGTGCCTTACCTTTGAAGTTATTTCCTTCTTGAACAAGTGAAGTGATTTTATGTGAAACGCGGTCAAGATTGACGGTAGGACCATCAGGGTGACCGAGTTCACCAAGAGCACGACCCTTATTTACAAAGTTTTCGCAGTAGCGATTAACTTCTCTTGAAAGAGTCGAAATGGGATACATTCTCCCATTACGGTTCTTGATTTCACCTTGAAGAAATACACCTTCAATGTATAACTTTTTGTTGGCACCTTTGCCTTCGGTGAGAATCTTTACGTTTGTAACTTCTTCTGTGATGAGTTTCATTTCTATTATGCTAAGACTGGGTTGTTGTTTTCGTCGTGTCTTTGATATGTTCCGACACCAACTGGATTACAATTTTCATCATGTCTTTGATATGATGAAATTACTCCTACTGGATTACAATTTTCATCATGACGAACATAATCTGAATTGAAATCTTCATATGTAATTGTGGACCATCCTTCGGTTCCACCAAAATGAGTTACTGTTGTAAATCCTGGTTGAGGTGACACAGGATTGCAGTTTTCATCGTGGCGAATATAAACCATTATTCAGTTTCCTCTTCTGATTCCACTTCATCTTCATCATATCCATATTCTGCTTCAACCTCAGTTTCATCTTCGGTTGGATATTCAAAGTCTTGACCAAACATTGCGTTTGCAACATAAGGTCTTGCAATATCAATACGTTCTGCTGCCTTTGCGTACAGAAGTTCCTTCACTTTATCGCTAACTTCCGATGGAGAAGCATCTGTAGCGATCAAATCGATAACGTCTTCCATAAAAACTCAATATGTTAATATACTATATTTATAACTCAGACTTCTTAATGTCTTTTGAATATTGTTTATTTGCCGCTTGGAATTCAAATTCCAAATCTGGTTCTACTGGAATTTCACCCATACTCATTGTATCTGCACCCATTCCTGCCATTCCAGATCCTTCACCTGGTACACCTTCTGGTGCGGGTGGCATACCTTCTGCACCTGGTTGTGGAAGTGGTTGCCCAGTAATTGGATCAATTGTTGATGGATCTGGAATAATACCCTTTTTAATCTCATCCTCAATTTGAGTATCAATCTCAATAATTTCTTGATCTGTTTGACGAAGAATTCTCTTCCGTACATACTCAGTGGAATAATATTTACCAATAAATGGTTCAATTTGAGCAAGATTTCCAAGTCTGTTTTGGATCATCTCAGATTCTTTCAATTCGGCAAATTGATTATCATAAAGGAAATCATATTGAATATGATCCTTCATAATCTCCCAGTCAGAAGGAGATACAATATTTTTAAGAATCAATTGCGTCTTTAACATGTCATTGAACATCTGAGCAAATCTTTTTCTCAGACGACCAACAAACTTAGCAAATTTTAGTTCGTCTCTCAGAATCTCGGAAGAACGTCCAAGGTTAAAACCACCATCGGCAGCAATTCTTGATTCTGGAACGCCAAGTGCTCTATAGAGTTTCTTTTGGAAATATTCAATGTCGGAAAGTTCTCCCAAATTCTGTCCACCAGGTAAGGTAGTGATTTCAGTTCCACGACCACCTTCTCTGCGTGGCAACCAGAAATCTTCAAGCATTGACATAAACTTGCGGTCATCACGAACCTCACCAGTTTGTGCGTTATAGACCAGTTTATTTCTATAGCGAGACATAACCTCTTTGAGGTACTGCTCTGCTTTTACTTTAGGAAGATTGCCAACGTCAATATAGAAAATACGACGTTCTGGTGCTCTTGAAAGACGATAGATAACCAGAGAATCCTCAATCATTCTTAATTGATTGAGTGCTTTGATTGCTTTATGAAGATATGAAAGAACAGTATTCTTATTTCTATCTACAAGACCAGAAGTACAATAAGTAATAGCGTCCTTTGCAATCTTTACAGATTTTGCAGATCCACGACTCATGGCGTTTAATCCATAAGTTGCACTTGGTGATGGTGTATACTGAAAATATTCTTCGAATTCTGGACCGTTTAAATTATTTTCGTTATTTCCACCAATCTTTACATATCCATTATCAATTTTATTGGGATCCTTCTTTTCCTGACGAATATACTTCATTTTCAAAGGATCAATATACCTCAGTTCTTGAATACCTGCCTGAGGATTTTTTATATCAATAACTTTAAGGTAATAGACTCTTCCATCTACATACCAGTTTCTAAAAATTTCGTGTGACTTTCTATCAAAGTCTAAAATTTCTTTAAGATATTTAAATTCTTCTCTAATCTTCTTTTTAAGACTTTCACTGGCATTGAGATTAGAAAGTTCAATTTCTACAGGAGAATCGTAGAGATCGCTAACAATTGCTTCATTAACAACATCTTCAATGGCACCATCACACTCAGGGTGAAGTGACATTTCTCTATATCTTCTAATCAGTTCATGCTCTGTTTTATAAACACCCTCAATATCAACATACTGTCCGTAAAAACCGCTTGAAATATAATTATCAACCCCGTCCTCATTGGTTTGAGGAACGGGGGATATTACAGAGGGTGATTTATCTTGTTTGTCGTCAATAGAAAAACCAAAGAGTTTTGCCATAGTATAATACTAAGTGTCCTTTATTCTACTATTTAGTTAATGTCTTCACCACCAGCATTTGATCCAGTGCCCTTAGTTGCTTCCCACCACTGAACTTGAAGTTCAACAGTGAACTCTTGGATACCCTGAGCATCATAAGAAAGTTCAATAGGTGCTACCTGAGTTGGGAACACATCGTAGAAACGATAGGAACGAAGTGTAGATCCATCACGATCTAATTGATAAACATAAGCATCTGCTTGATAATCTGCTGGATTAACCAGACCAGTATTATCAGATACTCTGTTGATTGTGTTCATCCAACGCTCAAATGCAGAGCGAATGGAGAAGTCAGTATCGTTGATTACGGTAACAGTCCAAGAATCGAAGGTTCTATCACCTGCAATTTTGAGAACACGACCTCTGAAAGGAACTTCAATAGGTGCAACGTTAGATGCGGGCATATTGGCACCCTTCACCAAAAATCTTGACTTATCAAGAACATCGGTGGAGGGTTGTGCCGCATCTGGGAAAGTAAGGACGACTTCAAAGAGGTTGGCGCGAGCGCCACCACCCGTTAACTTACTCTTGAAGTCGGTAATTTTTCTTAGTGGGGGTGGATTAATCTGTTGTCTAGATGGCATTTGAGTTAACCTCTAATTGAATTAAACGGAGCCGATAACTTCTTCAAAAGCAACACCAGTTCTGGTGGCGATGAAGGTAAGACCGATGAAGTTGATCGATCTTGCTGGTTTGATGAAGATGTCCGCTACAAACTCATTGTTGTCGATGACGGCAGCAGTGTTGTTTGTCTCATCACAAATAACAACATAATCTTGAATACCTCTCTTGGACTGAACGTCACGAAGGAATGGTTCAACAATGTTCACGAAATTAGTTCTCGTGATTTCATCGTTGAATTCAAAGAGGAAGTCCTTAGCAGCAGCGGAAATTGCATTCTCAAGATAGAGGAACAGGCGGCGAACGTTGATTCTATCAAACGCTGAGGACTTACCATATCCAGTCTTATCACCAAAGAGAATGATTCCTGCACCAGGCGAGAAGATTACAGAGTTAATTCTGTTAGAATACAGAACATCCCTTTGCTTCTTACCAGGATTGTATGCAAGTTTAACTGCATTCAAAATTGCTCCCCTATTTGTTCCTGCTGGTGAGAACCAGGGGAACTGTTGAATGTCAGTTCTTGCACAAGTTCCAGCAATATCACCATTCAGAGGGACATATCTGAAAGTATCATTGAAGCGGTCGTACATATACTTGTAACCACTATCAAATACTCCATAAGTCGTTGAAGTAACAGGGGCGTAGAAACCAACCACATTGTCTGTAATGGTGTCAATATCATTGACAGTGACTGTTCCAACAGAAGAATCATTCAAGAACGCTTGTCTATATGGTGAAATAAATGCAACTGCATCCTTTCTTGCTTCAGCAACTGCAATTACCTTATTGGCAAGTGCTTGTGCCTGTTCCTTAGAATAATTTGCAGAACCCATCAGAATAAAGTCAACTTCATACTCTTCAGTATTTTCAAACTTAGTGTAACCACTAACGATGTCATCAAGTCCAGAGTAGAGAGAACCAGAAGTTGTCAGACCAGCTCTGCCTTGATAGTTTGTGCCCTTTTCAAAAGTAAGTGTGAGTGAACCAGCACCGGCAAAGTTTACGCCGTCTGCGTTTTGGTCCCAACCAGTATCATCATCGAGTTCATAAGATAAAGCACCATTATCACTAAATGCAATAGTGCTGACTCCAACAGGAGCAGATCCACCAAAGATATACTCAGAATTGGTGTAGAGATATTTTCTCCAATAAGAAGGAGAACCTACAGAGAACTCAGCATCTTTTGCCTTGGAAAGATTCAGGTGCTTCTCAAGGATAGATCCTGCATTTCCAGTGATTGTTCCTTTGTCGTCAATAACAACAACGTGAACTTCATCAAATCTTCCACCTCTTGCTGCAGCAAACTCGGAAGTTCCTGGTCTATTGGCAAGTTGATCCCATTCCAGAGAACCAACAGAAAGTGCAATGGATTGATTCTCAAACCAATCTTTTTCTGCCGTATATGCAATAGTTGCTACTCCTACACCAGTATCATTTGCTCTGATAGTTACGGTTCCGGATTGTGGGAGAGCGTAAACACCATTTTGCTGATAATCAACATCAGTCATTGATCCAGCAACAGATACGTGCTTGATCATTTTGACTGAAAGTTGATCAGTTCCAATCTCGGTGATTACACCCTGGAAATATCCATCAAGAACAGAAGTTGTTCCTGCTCCAGGAAGAGTGAGTCCAGAAGGAACAGCAGCAGTAATCCCCATTCCAACCAAGACACTGGTGGTATTAATACCTGTCAGAATTTGGTCTGCTTTGCCGTCGATGATGGCAACTTTGATTCCGTTTGCCCAAGTTCCTGGGTTTCTAGCAGCAACAGTTACGTTAGTGATTGTATTCTCATCGTAACCGAGTTGCTCATAGTGCTCGGTACTCTTGATCTTAACGCTAGAAGCAGCACCTACAAATGCGTTCTTCAGTTGCTGATCATCTGCTCTCGAAACTCTTAATGTTCCACCATAAGCAAGGTAAGATGATGCAACCATCCAGTGCTCATAGTGCTTATCGACTGAATATGGTCTGCCGAAAGTGTCTAAGAGGTCATCCTCATTTTCGATCAATTGAGGAAGGTCAACAGGTCCTTTTGCGAATGGAGCTACAAGTGCCCCAACCGAACCAGAAACTGGATCGACTCTTCCAATGGTTAAGTCAACTTCTCTTACTACAATTCCAGGAGATGCTAAATTTAGAGGCATCTTGGTGTTCTCCTTGGTCCAGAATTATCTGAAATTATTTATTATTTTGACCTTTTTCAATGGGGAATTATGACGTGATATTCACCAATCAGGATATTCCCACTTAGGAGAGCAATTTTTTACTCTTATTTTAGTACATTCTTTACATTCATAAGAATATGAAGAAGCAACTGGACCTCTATCTTTTCTTGTTCTATAAAATCCATCAACTAAATTTTTAGATTCACCACAAACTCTACACTCTCTTTCATACAAGAGAAGGTGACCTAATTTTAGTTGATCATCAAAATCCATCAATAATATTCCCACATATAAGAACGATCACCATATTCATCAGTGTGCCATCTGTCACCATTACTATCGGTAAAAGAAGTCATCTCACTAATTCCATCATCTAGGAATCCAAATGGTGCCATATCTTGTTCAATCTGATTTTTCTGCTCCTCATAAATTCTTTTGCGGACATCTGTGTCCGTCATTTCTTTAAAGTATTCTTGTGCAACTAACCAAGAGAAAATAACTAGGCACATTGCTAGGTCATCATTACAACCCTCTTCTGCCTCAAATGAGTTATGCTTCTGGGCAAATGTCGTAAGTTCTGATATAATATCGTAGTCAAGCGTGATTAACTTGTCATCTTCTAAAAGTGTCTTCAAATTAGAACAACCAAGTTTCTTTACCTGTGCTGTTGTTCTAACTCCCATTTGAGACTTCTTACCAGAGAATCCGTGTCCAATAACTTGCCCAGCACGACCTCTCATTGCTGCCATCAACATATTTTCATATTCTAAGTCATAGTGGAGAATATTTGCCACCTGTTCTCCAATATCATTAACTTCTATCAATACCCAAGCATTATTATATCCTTTCAAAGTTTCTAATATTACATTTGGAAACAACATTGGTTTAATTTCATTATTTCTATATTTCGCTACAATTTTGTAAGGAAACTCCGTGATATCAAAAAGAACAAATGCAGAATAATCGTTACCCAATCCACGAGCAACGTCAACTGTCATAAGATAGTTGTGCTCTGCTCTTGGTTTTTCATAAATGTCTAGTCCAGCATTTCTCTGAATAGGATCTTCATAAACAAGGTTGCGAAGTTTTGCTGGGTTAATCAGTGTATTAACTGATCCAAGGAACTCACACTCAAACTCAACCTTGAACTGTTGCTCTGAAGTGTTAGCAATAGTTTGTTCTTTCCACGCTTCATCACGACCAGGAACTTCGGACCAATGAACATCGGTTGGTACATATTCATTTTTACCTTTCTCCGCATCATGCCACATGCGGTAGAAGTGATTCATACCCCTAGGGGTAGAAACGATAATTACCTTTGTGCTCTGTCCAGAAGAAATAGTAGGATAAACAGAGGCAAAGAAGTCATCAGCAATGTGATTC